CCCCTTATCATAAGAGCTTCTATAATAATTGTCCCTATCTTTTTTTCTAAATTTATGAGATAATTTTTCTCTCAACTTATTGTCCTTAACCTTACCAAAAAAAGTTATAGCCTGACGCTGAGCAATTTCTAAACTCTCAACGGCTTTTTGTAGGTTATTGATAACCTTATCAGCTTTTATCTTTTTTGCTAAATAAGACATAGCGATTTCAGTTTCTTCAGCTAAAACAGATTTTAATTCTAATTCAGCTAAATTTATTATAGGGTCTAACTCTTCATCAACCCTTTGTTCTAACTTTGTTATTTGGTACTTTGTCGGGTATTGTGTTTTAGTCATATTATATTATCCTTTATATTTATTTATTTGATAATCCCTAAATATCCTATTGACAAATAAAAGTCAATACCCTATATATAAAAATTATTGTCCTTGCAATAATGGGCTTATTGTTAGTAGTGGGGATTGACCTAGCCAAAGCAATAGGCCCTAACAAAAAAGAAAGTGATAAATATGACAGTAAATGATTTAAAAAAATTATGGCGTGAATTTTATGGTGAAAATATAGCTGTTGAATATCCTTCATTTTATAAAAAAATAAAAAAATTAGAAAAAGAAAAAATAAAAGAAAATGAAATTTTAGAAAAAAGCCGTGAAATATAAATATAAAACACAAAAAAAGCTATTAGGTAGTTCAACCTATAAAATGGCAAAATCAGGCAAGTACAAATATTTATCTGAAATATTACACTTAGCCCCGTCAGATATAGGGGGCGTTAATATATGTCCGAATGCAAGTCGTTTATGTATAAAATTATGTTTAAATACAAGTGGACGTGGACAAATGACAAGCGTTCAAAAATCAAGATTAAACAAAAAATATTACTTCTTATCTGATAGGCAAAAATTTTTAAAACATTTAGACCGTGAAATAAAACTCTCAAGCGAGAGGGCAAAAAGAAAAAAATTGAAATATACTGTAAGATTAAACGGCACGAGTGATTTACCTTTTGAGAGATACAAGCTAGACAACGGCAAAAATTTAATGGAAAATAATCCACAAGTACAATTTATAGATTATACAAAAATTAAAAACAGATTACTTCAAAAACTACCAAAAAATTACAGCTTAACCTATTCACAAGCTGAAAATAATTTAGAGGATATTAAGCAAGTATTAAAAACAAAATATAATATTGCAACGGTATTTAGAAAAAAACTACCTAGAAAATGGTTAGGGCGTAAAGTAATAAACGGTGATAAACACGATTTAAGACACTTAGACCCGAAAAAAGTTGTAGTTGGTTTGATTGCTAAAGGTAAGGCTAAAAAAGATTTTAACGGATTTGTGCAAGATGTTTAATTTTGTACTAATAATGGGACGTAAAGATGCATCACTCAAAATAAACTTGGGCGTCCCATTTAAAA